TTTACCTGTGATGTGATCATACGGAAGCATGATCCTAGTCTTCTTAGTGCTGCTGTCATACGTCCTACGTGGATTAATGGAGAACATATCCATACACACATCGGTCTTCTCACCCGTAGTTAGTGTCAAGAAACCTTGTTCACTAGACTGGGTTAGATCAAACGACTGTACAAAGACATTGGTACCATCTTCACACACAGCGTAGAAGGTAGTTTCATCGAAGAATTGTTCTAGCAGATTACCAGTCAATTGCCACTTATACCATGTAGAGGCTAGACGGTCCTCTTTAGATTGATAGTATCTGAATTGATACAAGGTGTCACTACCTTGCTGTCCAAACGACAGTAGGGACAACGCAGGTGATGCGATGAATGTGTCAATATTAGCTGGGATAAGTTCTGAGACGTTATCTGTTAGCTCATTAGGAGATGCAGGTGCCTCTTTACGAATATTACTCAGTTCATACACACGGGTCCACAGCAAAGTTTTAGAGATAAAACTCAAGCTAGTACCAAGTGATACACACGCAATATCCTTATCACACTCAAAGTTACTCAAGGTGTTGACTTTAGCAGTAGTGGGACTTAGGATGTCAGCATCAGTAGACAGCAGGAACTGCTCGTTCTGACCAAACAACACTAGACCAACACTTACTGTCTGCACATAAGCCAGGTTAACCGGCTGTTGTGAGGTTGCACTCAAATCAATAGGATCGTCAGCAGCAACTACTTGAGCAGAGCCTGCAAAGAAGTTAAAGTAATCACCAGCCTTACTGAGGATTACGTTCTCATTAGACAGGAATCCTAGGCGGTTACGATAAAAGAACAGGTTAGTGATTTTTTGACCAATAAAACTAGGTTCAGGGTTAGTAACATCATCACCAACTAAACGATCTTCCCAGCTAACAGGCTCATACTTAAACGAACCGTCAGCAATGCGAACCAGCTGGTGTGGCATAGTCAGTTCATCTAGTTGATATTTCAAACCAGGAGCAACTGTTTCTTCCCAAACACCTGGACCACTTGTAGCACTGTCTGTGGTGTTAAACTTAACCCACATGTCATCAGCATCTACAATATCACTGTTGTAGACTTTAACAACATAGCCGTTTTGGCATTGGTTAGGTAGGCGTCCGGAAACGTTGATTTGATCTTGGAATACATAAATACCTTCTTCACTACCAGAACCAGTTGTAGACACTGTAAAGGCGCTTGTACCCAGCAGATAAATGCCAGGACCAACAGCTGTAGCAGTTACTCCGTGAGTTCCTGTAGCAGCGTTGATGGTGGAGACAAGGTTAGAAACAATGATACTAGTATCTACATTACCTGACGATGTGTCTTTAGGGGTTTGGTAGCTGTAGTCTACATTGTTAATACGGACAGTGTATTTGGAGTGGTAGGCAACAACACTAATAACAACAAATGCTTGGTGAGGCAATGCAGCAGCCGTAGTTGACTTCATTGCTGTTACCTTTGCTTTGTTCAAGACAAACGTATAGTCGTTGATAGTCAACAACTCAATGTCATCAGCAGTCGCACCGTAAAGGTACTCAGTAGAAGGTAAGGACGAGATGTCACAAGCAGTGACTTCAGCATCATAGGCTGTTTCAGCCGTCCCTTCAGCAGTCACAGCATTAGTATAGTCTGTTTCAGCTGTTGCTAGGTTATTAGTTGCAGTAGTAAGTTCTGCAGGTGTGTTAGTTGCAGCAGCGGTAAACTGTACTTCATAGATTTTCAACCCTTGTTGTTTAAGCAAAGGGTATTCATCTGTACGTTCAATGCCTAAAGTGTAACCAGCAGCAAAGGTAGTGTTACTGTACTGACCAATTAAAGTACCATTATTGGTAACTAGATATTGATAACCGTTATAAACTACACCTGACTTAACTGTTTGTGTGTAGTCTGTATCGTATGTAGTTGTAACTTCAAAGAGTGCACTTTGTACACCAGTTTGACCGTCACTAATCTCTGCAAATGCAGCACCAAATTCGTTGACATCTTCTAACTCTGCTTCAGTTGTATCGACAGCTGAGTTGTATGCAAGTAGATCAGTTTGTAAATTAGTGTAGTTACAACCACTAGGAACACCCTTAGTTCCAGGTGTACCCATATCTACCTTACGTGGACTGCCGTCAAGCAGACTCCACACACGGAAGATATTGTCGTCATATTGAGCGACGTATTTTTCATTAGCGTCCCGAAGGATTGAAAACCACTTGCCGGAAGTTGAAGCATCTTTTAGATTAGCTATAAACTTACCGCCAGGTCGCTTCAGCATCCCCAAAGCGTAATCAGGGAAAACGTTTTTAGCGTCTACCACCTGACCAGGAAATTTCAAGTTGTCGGGTTGTTGAGAAATGCCAAGCAGAAGGGTTGGAATCCTTTGGGTCAGTGTACTCATCTGATCAGTGCATGGTACGGTTGATAATTATTGTAGTAGTTCTCACCATCACGCCAACCAAAGATGCTGTAATCGGCTTGATTACAATCATACTCAAGGGCAGCAGCACGGGTTTGAAGTTCCTGTTCTTGCAACAGTTGGAATAAAGTGGTATCACCAACCATTTTATTGGCTGCAAGCCGAGCAGCTCTGGCGGTAATGTACAATTGAATGGCAGGGGGAACGTCCTCAAATTCAAACAACCAAGTTACATCGGCTTCAATTGAATCCTCCCATTCATAAGTGTGCTTCAATTTATCATAGAACTTACCTTGTCTACGAATCGGATTGTAATCATCCCGATGGGTAGGACTGTAAGTATCTAGTTGAAGAACATTATTCGGGTAGTCAATATGTTTGGTGACTGAATCTGGGTTAAATTGGTAACCACGCTCAACGTTAAAGGTCCAACCTTCAGCTTGAACTTGTTTGTTGACTTCGCGGAGAGTGGTTAGAACAATAGCTACTTCAGGGTTCTGAAGATCAAGCGTGGTGACAGGAGCCTGTCCCACGGAGCTTAATATTTGATTAACAGCATCCAGTTCTGTGGACGCAGCATAAGTGGCAGGCATAGTTCAAAATAAAAAAAAGGAGCCCCCGAAGGAGCTCCCGTTGAACAAATATTTACTGATAGCCAGCGTTGTTGGTAGCGGTCTGGACAGTACCGAACTGAGCCGGAGGAGTCGCAGTGCCAGCGTACAGCTCAACACAAGCAGCAGGGTTCACATAGTCAGCACCCATAGCCAAACGGCCAAGGATCACGTCACCCTGGTAGATCACGGACACGTCGCCCGAGGTCACTTGGACCTGAGGACCAACGGCTTCGACCACACCTGCGCCTTCACGTTGGAAGATAATACCGCAGGAGTTAGCGAAGTTAGAGGCTTGACCGTAATCGTTGTTGATACCAGCAACAGAGTTGCGGGCATCTTCCATTGCCTCATCCACGAAATCACCAGATTCCACGCTAGGATCGGTGATACCGGGGTTGGTAGCAGAAGCAGTACCGTACTTGGTACCGTAGTTGCTGAAGAACGGAATGTTCATCGACTTGTAGATCTTGATACCAGCGATCTCCACAATGCCTTGACCGCTTTGCAGCGCAGCACCTTGGACATCACGGTTGACAAGACCACCGTCACCCACTTTCTGAATCAGCGAATAATACTGACGGGGGTTGAGGACAGCAACGCGACCGTCCATGCTAACACCCTTTTCGTCAAGGGCAGCAGCTGCATCATAGAATGCAGTGATCAGTTTGTCAGCATCATAAGCATCAGAAGCGTTAGTACCGGAGGAACCAACACGGATCTGAGTACCGCCAGGCTCTTGGAAGTTGGTCTTCAGAACAGGAGACTTAGCGCGAGCGCCACGGGTCAGTGCACGGAAGATCAGACGATCATACTTTTGAGCCAGAGCATAACCGATCTTACGGGAGATCTCGCTCCTCAAGTCGTAATGAGACAGAACTTCGTCTAATTCGTAGACGAAAGCCGAGCTGATCAGAAGGTCATCACAGGTGATGGTCTTCTCTGCCACCGGGGGCGCACCATCGGTGTTACCGAGGATTGCGTTACCAGGCGTATGGTACTCAGCGGTCGTGCGTCCAGTGTAGATGAACTGGAGACTGCGACCATTCTGCAGAGTACGCTTCATCACAAGGTCACGAGCGATCGCATTGTGCTGGAAGCCTTTGAACATCTCACCGCTAAAAAGCTTGAGATACAGTGCACGAGCTTCAGCAGAGGTCCTAGGGCTAGAGACCGCACTGTTTAGTGCACCAGGAGAGGTAAGCGACGTAGTAAGCGTCGAAGATTGTTGTGCCATTTTTAAGGAGTAAAGTTAATTGACTTGCTCCCAAACGTTTGGAAAAATTTTTGGTTTATTTTTGTGGTCTATCCCACCGTCTAGACGGCGAAGGGTGTCCTCGTAAGGGCCAACGCCAATAGGTAAGGGAGGGTTTGCACCTCCCAATGCCGCTTTAACGGACTACC